GTTAACATGCTCAATGCGGTGCTACTAACTAAGCTACCAAATGTGTAGTCAGAGTTAGTCTTGCTTGCACCCATATATGAAGCGGCGACAGGGTTGATAGTTAGTCCCTGATTTTGTAGATAAGAACCAACTACATTGATTCCTAATGGACTTTGTTTACCTGAGTCAGCCATGTTATTCCTTAAGGCACATATACGTTAGGACTACCCTGCGTTATTTTGTGCCCGCAAGAAGTTCCTGACCCAACTCGTAGAACTGCGGAGCCTTCGGCAAATACAGACGGGCTACCACCGTTTGTTTTGGCAGCTTTATGTTTGTTTTTACCGTGAGAAGTAATATCACTAACATCCAATCCTACTGCGATGTTGTTAGCAAATACAGTTCTCGCGCCACGGACAATCTTTCCGCCTACTGCGTTAGCATCGTCTTTTCTACTGAGTTTGGCCATATATCATCCTAAAATTAACTTCTTATCAGGTACTACTAGACCAGTAGTAGCCTCAATATACTTTGCCTTAACACTTGAATCTGTTAATGCAAAGATAGTTACGTTATTAATATTTAGTCTTGCAGAATCCTTCGGATCTGCGGTAAACATACTCTGCATCAATCCCAAACCCTGAGGTCCTGGCGCAACTGAAACAGGATCCTGTAAAGATACAAGATGATCTTCAACTGCGGTAACTTTGCCTACAACTTCTTCACCGCTCGTAAGCTTGAATGTATAGGTTTCTCCAACTTTAATAGTCATATTCCTTCTTTCTTATGCTGCTTCTGCTAAAAACTTAGCACGAAGTTCTGTGAATCCACCAACGAGTTCATCGTTGAGGAAAATCTGAGGTACGGTACGTGCGTCAGGAACTGCTTCTAATAGTTGTTCCTTTGTCCAGCCGTCACCAATCTTTCTTTCTTCAAATTCAATACCTTTCTGTGATAGAAGTGTTTTTGCCTGCACACAATAAGGGCAGTGATCCTTTGACCATACAATTGCTTTCATTCTTTTTCTCCTTATAATTCTGGTAGTGCTTCGTAGTCTAATGAGTCTGACATTACGCCGATGACGTAACTTGTAGATTCGGACTCTTGTAATGCTGTCTGCTTTTTGCTGGTATCGCTATGCTTGTTGAACCAAGGAATAGGAGTATTCTTTGGTGCTGGATTCCAGTACTTGATGCCAATCTGCTTAAGTGCGTCTACCGCAGTGTAATCAACAAAGTCTCGTAGAATTGCAGCATTAAGTCCGATAACCGGGCCCTTCTTGAACAGATAGTCAGCCCATTGTTTTTCTTCACGAATCACATCTTCGTAAATCTTACGTACTTCTGGTTCACAATCAATCTTAGCCTTAGCAAAGCGAGGGTCTTCTTTAACAACTTGATTGATCATCCAAGCAGTCCACTCTTTGTGCAAGAGTTCGTCTTGTAGAATCAAACTGATGATGTTGCCATTGCCCATAAAAATCTTGTTCTCAACCATTGCAAGACTTGTAGCGAACGATACCATAAAGCGAAACGCTTCAAGTGCATATGAGGCGTGTAGAGCTAACCAAATTGCGTTGATATGCTCTTGCTCAGGAATGTCAATACCAATTTCTTTCTTACAATTGATAGTGTGTAGCTTATCATAGTAATCACCGATGCTTGCAGCCATATCAATGATTTCTTGAGTATCGTGAATCGTGTTGAACACTTCCTTCGGTACATTATAGATGTTGCGAATGATATGGCTGTATGAACGAGAGTGAATGTTAGTCTCAAAGAAACTCCAGTTGCTCATAATAGCTTCAAGTTCGGGGATAGAACACACTGGAGTGAAGACTTGTGCTGGTGCTCTGCCCTGCAAACTGTCAAGTGCAGTCTGTCTAAGAACATTGCTGGTAAAGATGTGAGCAACAGCCTCACTTGCATCCTTCATATCATTAGCATCTTTAGAAAGATTAACTTCCTCTGGAACCCAAAAGAATCCACGGGCTGATTGTTCAATTTTTTGTAGCTTCTGATACTTGACTTCTTCAAATCGCTGAATAGTTACAGGGCCAGCGGGGTCAAGAAACATCTTGCGATTAAGGTAATCTGTTTTTGTTGTTAAATTATATTGATTCTTGCTCATTCATATTCCCCTATCATTTTCTTTTGTTAGTAATCTAATTATCATTTCATATTTGGTTTCAGTATAAACAAAACAAAAACCGCTTGCGGGAGGTTTACCTGTGCTTGGGTCATAGAACTGTATGTTTTCGTAATATGTGTCTAGCCAAACTAGCTTTCCGCTAGTTACTTTTTTAGGTAACCAAGCAAAGCGTTTTTTAGTCTCCATTTCGTAGCAGATTGATTATACGTTCAGCTAATTCTTTGAACCAGCGCTCGTCATGACCTCTTGTTGTCTCTGCTGCTACACCGATTCGTATTCCGCTGGTTTCAATAAAGCCTCTAGTATCGTTAGGTACTCCATTCTTATTGACAGTGATGCCGTTCTGTTCAAGCAAGTCAGCAAACTCTCTACCGCTATACTTTTCTTTGTTTAGGTTGATAGTCATCATGTGACAATGTGTTCCGCCACTGACAATATCAACATTTGCATCTAAGAAAGTTCTTGCCATAGCATTTGCATTTATCTTAATGCGCTTTGCGTAAACTTTGAATTCAGGCTGTAGTGCTTCGTGAAAGCACTGTGCTTTTGCTGCAATAATGTGCATCAATGGGCCGCCCTGAGTGCCAGGAAATACCGCGCCGTTAATCTTCTTATTGTAAGATTCGTCATTCCATAGAATCATTCCACCGCGAGGGCCACGTAGTGTCTTGTGCGTAGTAGTCGTTGCGACATGTGCATGAGGGAATGGATTTGGGTATTCTTCTGCTGCAATCAATCCCGAATAGTGACTTATATCAGCAAGTAGAATGGCACCGACACTATCAGCAATCTTACGGAACTTTCTCCAGTCGATTACTTGACTATATGCGCTTGCACCAGCAATAAGCATTTTGGGCTTTACTTGAGCTACTAATTCAGCAACACTATCATAGTCAATCAGTCCATTGTCATCAACACCGTAGCTATGTGCGTTGAACCATTTGCCACTAGCATTCACTTTAGCGCCGTGACTTAGATGCCCGCCGCTGGCCAAATCCATACCTACAATAACATCGCCGGGTGTCAAGAATGCCTTGAATACTGCTAAATTAGCATTTGCTCCTGAGTGTGGCTGAACATTAGCAAACTTGCAGTTGAACAATTGAGTAGCGTATTCAATCGCAAGATTTTCTACTTCGTCTACATGTTCACAACCATTGTAGTAACGCTTGCCGGGTAGACCCTCAGCATACTTGTTAGTAAGAATGCTTCCACACAGTTCCATAACTTCTGGACTGGTAAAGTTTTCACTGGCAATCAATTCAATTGTAGTCTGTTGTCTAACAGCCTCTTTGTTGATAATATCTGAAATGCGTGTATCAATCATTTAATAATTTCCCGATGCAAGAACGATTTTACAAATATGCTCTAATCTTTCAATATGCTCATATGCACGCCACGGGCTAGTATCAATTGCAACTACGCCGTGACCCTTAATACCTACAATGTCATAGGCAATGTTGCCTTCACTGTCAAGACCTAAATTAGTGTGACATTGATTAGCAAGTTCTTCGCTGATAGGGGGAACTTCTCCTACATTTGGAGCAACTCTTGTATATCTACCCAACTCAGGGAAGTGTGTCACTAACTCATTCAAGTTGATACCGGCATGCATTGCAGCAACACAGTATGTAGGATGGACGTGAACTACAACACGAATGTCATCACTGTGCTGACCTAAAGCCTTTAGTAATCCAAAGTGCAATGGCAATTCACCGCTTGGCTGTAACTCACTAGAGATAGCAGTGTATGGTAGAATTTTGCAAATTGTTTCCTGACCTGTATCTACTAACCCGATCTTTTTAAATTGATCAGGTTGTAGCGTCTGCTTTCTTACGCCGCTAGGAGTAATATAGAAGTGGTCTCTATCGTGATGGCGAATGCTAATGTTACCGTCTCTGCTCGTAATCCAATTACGAGCATAGGCATCCTTTAAAATATCGCAAATTGTTTCTAACATTATAACTTACAACTTTCACAATCACCGTCTTCTTCAAAGAAATCAATTTCTTCAAGTGGTGCTTCGTCTTCGTCTTCTTTAGAACCCTTCTTATTAATCAAGCTATAATAGAGAGTCTTGATTCCCCACTTGTGAGCAAGCATCAAGTTCTTAGCGATAAGAGTTGTTGGCACTTTACGATCAGGGAAGTGAGCTGGGTTATAGAACGTGTCAGTACTGATTGACTGATCCATATAAGCAGCAAGAACAGCAGAGGTCATCAAGTAACCCACGCAATCTGTTTGGTCCCACATAAGCTGATACTTATTCTTCAACTTCTGATACTCGGGTACAACTTGAATGAACGAACCAGCCTTTGATTCCTTAACGCTGATTAAGCTCATCGGCAATGCAATACCGTTTGTTGAATTGATTGCAACGCTGCTTGATTCAACAGGAGCGATTGCACCGACTGTAGCATTGCGAACACCGTAAGTCTTCATTTCGTTACGCAATGGTTCCCAGTCAAGTTCTGGATTGAAGTCAGCAAGTTCGTTGACACCCTTTGCACGAAGCTCCCAAGGGAAGATACCGTGACCATAGCGAGTCTTATCACTGTCTATGCACTTGCCGCGCTCCTTAGCGAGTTCAACGTTTGCTTCCATCAAATAATATGTTTGATGCTCTGCCCAACTCTTTACCTCTTGTAGTGCTTCTGGTTCTCCGTAGTTGTATCCTCGCTTGGCATGCCAGTATGCAAGATTAGTTACGCCGATGCCGATTGGTCTAATCTCATCATTAGATAGCTTAGACTGAATTGACAAGAAATCTTGATAGTCTAGGATGTTGTTCAAACTACGCAATAGAATACGACATGCTCTACGCATATCTTCTGGATTTCTAAATGCGCCCCAGTTCATTGAACCGAGTGTACAAAGAGCAATACGACCAGTAGGGTCATCAAGACGCTTGAATGACTTTGTGGGGAGTAGAATCTCTACGCAGAGGTTTGACTGATAGATAGTATGATACTCAGGATCGAAAGGTCCCTGATTCATGACGTTATCAATAAACACGAGATAGATTCTACCAGTGTCAGTGCGTTCTTTGAGAATGCCGCCCTTGAATACTTCTTCTGCACTCATGGTCTTCTTGCGTAAGTCTTTACGCTTTTCATACTTCACATAAAGTTCTTCAAACTTTGCAGTATCTTGGTAGAATGCTTCATAAAGATCAGGAACTTCGTTTGGATCAAAGAACGTGATGTTCTCTTTGTTCTTGAATCGCTTCCAAAAGAATGCAGATAGAACAACGCCGTAGTCCATGTGACGAACACGAGTTTCTTCGGTGCCCTGATTGTTCTTAAGAACGATCAAGTCATCAAACTGATGATGCCAGATAGGATAGAACACAGTAGCACTTGCGTTGCGAATGCCGCCTTGTGAACAACTACGAAGATCACCGAACCACTTCTTTAGGAACGGAATCATGCCGGTATGCATGATCTCGCCCCCTCGGATAGGCGAACCGAGGGAGCGAAGTCTGCCGATTTCTAAGCCAATACCAGCTCGTTTGCTGGCATACTTAGCCATCATTTCACCACTAGCAAAAATGCTATCAAGGTCATCATCGCTGCGAATAAGAACACAAGACGAAAATTGCTTAGTGGGAGTGCCAAGGCCTGCAAGAACAGGAGTAGCCAGAGTGAAAAGACCATCACTGGCGGCGTTATAATATTCTTTAACGAACTTAAGACGCTTGCTAACTTCTTCCATATGGAAGACTGTTGCTGCTGCAACCATATACCTAACTTGAGGAGTCTCATAGATATCCTTCGTGGCTCTATTGCGAACAAGGTATTTTTCAATCAATTGTTCGATTGCTGCGTAAGAGTACTCCTCGTCCTTTGAATGGTCGATGAATTCATCCATCTTATTCCAATCGTCTTCGGAATACCATTCAAGAAGTTCGTGAGTGTAAAGGCCCACCGATACGTTCTTCTTTACAATCTCATACAGCGGTGGTGGGGTATAATCTCCGTATACATCTTTACGAAGCATACTGAGTCTTTGTCTACCAGCAACATACTGGTAGTTAGTGTGACCAACGTCAGGGTTAGATTCTACGTCAATCAAATCTACGATAGCTCTAAGAGTGATTTCATCAATCTCTCTCGTAGTGATGCCATCATAGAAGTGAGGACTTGCTTTGATTTCTATCATGGATTGGCTTACGTCAGCCGTTCCATTGCATACTTTAGTAATCTGCTGCTGCCACTTTTCTAGGGATAGTGGCTCTTTGTTCCCTGTTCGTTTAGTTACATTAATCATTCTTTGCCTATTTTCTGTGTTAGTGGGTTAATATCAATTCGTTTGATGTTAGTGAAATCTGATAGAGTTGTATTTAATACGGAGCTGGGGTACCAATTCAATATATATTTTGCGTTATCAACCAGGACTAAACATGCATTTTCACTATTATCGTACATTGCGTCCACAAAGTCAATGTCTTTTACACCCAATAACAGTAACGTATATACCATTCCCAATCCTCGTGCATAACGACAATAATTGTTATCACTAATCAATTCCCAAGGTCCTGGCCAGTCAGGCGTGTCTGCTGGATGTAAGTAATGATTACTGAGCGGCACTCGTTGCCAAAACTTATCTACCTCAACACAGATAGTTTGTGTGTCACAATTTTCTAGAGATTGTCTAAGTGAATGCCAAGCACGAAGACGAGTATAATAGTCCAACAAAAAAATATTCATCACAGTAATGATACTTATGTTAGATATTAGTTAGATGTTAAAATGTGATTCTAAATCCTGAACCAGCTATGTTAGTGAATATAATTCCCCCTGCTGCTAGAGAGTTTGTACCGGTAATATAGCTGATACTTAGGTAGTCGTTTGTTCCTCCACCGACAAATGTTAACCCAGTATTATTGCCAGCGTTAACACTATTAGCACCAACATTCCATGCAGTCAGTTTAAATAATGTTGCATTAGAAGTGGATGTTGACCCAACTGTGACTAGATTGCCGGCGGTGCCTGCAAGATCAAAGTTAGTAAAGGATTGCGTTTCTCCTGCACCAAACAAAACAGTGCATGGTTGAACAGTATTGTTGAACGTAGTGAATGTATTATTCTGTCTGA